GGGCGTCGCCTTCTGGATGGCACCCAGCGTCATGGGACCCAGCGCCCCATCGGCATTGACCCCCAGCGCCTCCTGCACCGCCACCACTGCCCGCTTGGGACCCGAATTGACGGCGAAGTCGAAGAGGCAAAGGTCCACCCCCTTGGGTAGCTCGTCCCCCTTCACCTTATCCCAGTAGTGCTTGCGGTAGATCTCGTCGCGGTGCGCCGGCGGCATGTTGCGCAGTTCATCCTTGGTGGCCTCGCGGCCCAACCAATTGGAGTAGGTGACAAGGGTTACCCCCTGCATGGTGGCCCCGCCGGGATCCTTGGGGTGGTCGGCCCACCCGCCCTCGTGGCGCAGCACCTCAGCGAGGCACCTATCGAAGTTGTCCTTCATCATTTCTTCTCCGCCAAGAGGGCAGTCTTCTGCTGGCTGCTGTTGCTGCTGCCGAAGTAGTAGGCGATGACCTGCTCCGCTTTTGCCGACACGAAGCCGATGAGGGTTCCCACCGTGGTGGCCATCATGGGATCCCTCATGCCATCCACGTAGCCCAGGAGGACGGCGAAGACCGTGCCCATGAACCCACCCACCACCAGGAAGGCGAGGAGGCGGGGCATGAAGTCCTTGACGCTGGCCTCACGACGCCGAGCGCTATCCCTGTCCCCCGCCGCAATCTTCTCGAGGTCGATGTCCAGCTCCTTCATCCTCACGGCGAAGTCGTTGTCCACCTTCTTCAGGGCCACCAGTTGCTCGGGGGTAGCCCCCGCCACGGCCTTGGCCAGGTCATCCTTGTTGGCATCCACAGGCAGCCCGAGGGCCCCCGCGATAGCGGTGACGGCCATGCCCGCGAGGGGTCCGCCCATGGCGGTGGCCAGCGTAGGGGCAACGGCCCCGATGACCTTCATGAAATCCATGGTCAACCCTTCTTGTTCCAGAGATCGAAGAGTGCCTTGACCTTTTCCTCGATCACCAGCACCCTCTGGTCCAACTTAGCGAGAACGATCACCAACGTGATGAAGCCAATAGCCAAAGGCCACAGCCTCAATACGGCCTCCAGAGCTTCCATCTCTCATTACTTCTTGAAGCCCTTGAGGGTCTGGGCGAGGCGAGCCCGCTGGCCCATCTTGCCCGGAGCCTTCGCCGCCTTGGTCAGCTTGCCGGCGGGGATGGGCTCACCCTCCTTGGCACCCAGCGCCTGACGCAGCGCGCCCGGCTTCTTCACTGCCTTCTGGATCCACTTCTCAGCCATCTTAATCCTTCCTTCTCCCCGAGGGGCTAATGGGCCAACTCTTGCGCTGGGGCCCGGTCTTCTTGGCGGCCATCGTAGCCTTCTGGGCGGGGGTCATCTTTGCGGCAGCAGCGGCGGGCCGGCAGGCAGGGTAACCGCGCTTGCCCTTCTCGGCACCGCTGCGGCCACACTCCTTGCCCGTCTTCACGTCAACCCACTTCTCCCCGAACCACTTGCCCAGGCCGCCCTTCACTTCTTCTTCACGCGGTTGTCCGCGCCTCCCCACGTCCCGCCCTTCTTCTTGTACTCCTTGGCAGCCCACGCATTTGCGTAGGCGCTGTTTCCCGTCACGCACACGACTTTGTCTTGGAGCATTACCCAAGTTCCATGTTCAGTTTCGGGGCACCATACAGGTTGAGTAAGAGCGGGCCGCACGTGCAAATTCTGGGTATTGTGTGTTCGCTTCCCACGAATTAAAGTGGCACCTTTGATGTCTTCTGTCTTTTGGTACATGGACACATAGTATCCGTTGCAGAAAGCTGCCAGTACTGCTGCGTAATAATGGTTGAGATTCTTCTGCGTAAACCCAAAAGTTCTTCCATCCCGAATAGCTGATTCTCCTTGGTCACAACCATCATAGATTATTGCGGAGGCCAAGAATACTTCACGTTGGTCGGGAGTCATTTCAAGGACCGCAGATACCCAATCTTGATGCTTGTGCCAAGACTTCCCTTCAAATCCAGATCCAGCCAATGGGCGTCCACACCAAACCAAATCCATGTGTGTGTTGAGGTTTTCGGTGAGAATGAGTTGCCTATCTAGAAAGCGAATACCCGGTGTCCCCTTGGGTCCAGGTTTACCTCCAGTACTAAGCTCTCGCTCAACCACCCAAGAATGTCCTGGGGTACACACTAAACTAAACCCAGTCTTCTTGTACATTTCTACCGTTGGAGCTTCGTCGAAAGTGTGGACTTGGACAAGCTTGCTCCATACGAGGTGATCAGTACCAATGTCATACGCCAAAACAAATTTGCGGATACCCTGAGCCAAACTGTCCTGAAGTTCTTCACAGGTAGCAAGCCCTTCTGGAGTCACCGCCAAGGAATTTAGAGGTACGCACGGGTATACATCAAACTTCTGCTTGGCCGCCGCCTTCGTGGCAGCCCACAGCTTGGGGTTCTTGGGGGTTGACTTGGCCATCAGCACCGCCACGCGCGCAGGGATTTATTGACTCGGGAGTTGGGGTCGTTAGCCGTTTCCTTGCTGGTGAGCTTCTTCTTTAACCCTTTCATGCGGGCACAGAAGCTATCCCGGCGGGGACCACCCTCGGGCTGCGGGGCCTTCAGGCCGGGCTTGCCGGGGTTGGCCCTGTTGTAGGAGGCGCGCCCCTTGGCGTTGAGGCCGCCCGCTTCGGACTTCCCCTCCTTGCGCTGCCACGCGGGTGTCTTAGCCATAGGTATGCTCCAGCTTCCGGGTGCTGATGAACTCCCAACCGTCATGCGGGAACCCCCCGGCCACACCCTTAAGTAGTGTGACCCCGGAAGTCCACATGGCCTGGGCGGGACCAGCATAGCCTTCTTTCTGGTTGGGGTCAAGATAGCAGCCGGCCACCAAGGAGAAGAGCTTCTCCCTGCCCTTTCGGATGGCCACGTCCCAGATGTGGGTATGGCCCATGACGCATGAGCGGTACTGTTTCTTGAGGAGGGTGGCCGCCGGGTACTCCCCGCTCACCGATTTGCCCATCACCCCCGTGACGAAGTAGTGGGAGGCGGCGAGGCCCCGCACCTGGAACTCCTCAAGGAAGGGCACCACCTCCCAGGTGGCCAAGGCCAGGTCGTCGGTGCTAAGGGTACCCCGTAGCTCGGGGACGTTGTCCACCGCCCTATCTATGCGGGCCTCGTGGTTCCCCATGAGGAAGACCTTCTTGCCCTTCCACTGCCCCAGGGTGAAGAGGGCCTGGTTGGCGGCGGCGATGTCGGCGTTGATTGTCCTGCCGTCGAAGCTGCCCTTCCGCCGCCCGTTGCCCGTGAGGGCACTCCCGTCATAGGAGGAGAGGGAAGGCATATCCGCCAGGTCCCCCAGGCACAGGAGCATATCCGGCTGGGCATCCTTGAGGTACTTGAGGAGCCACTCGAACCTGCGGTTATTGACACCGGGGCGCGCGTGGGAATCCGGGAGGATGAGGACGTTCACTTGAAGATCTCCTCTAGGGTCGAAAGCTCCTGCTTCTTGTCGCCCAAGATGAGCTTCCAGATGGTGGGGCCAACGCCCTCCCCATGGCAGTAGATGCGCATGCCCATCTCCCGGGCGTGCTCGAAGAAGTACTGGGCGTCCTGGCTTGCGGCAATCAACTCCCCCGTGCTCCAGAACTTCTTGCCCGTTTGCCCGATGGAAATCTCCATGTACTTGGGGCGACCCTGCTCATCCTTGGCCTTCTTGTCGATCTGGCCCTCGGGGTAGCAGAAGTCGAAGCCGAAGAGGTGGAACTCGCTATACCCCAGGGAGAGACTCAGGGACATCGCCCGCCACGCCGCGCAGGTGCCGCCGTTGACGAGGAGGGAACCCGGCGGGAACACCTCGCTCTTCAGCAGCGCCTGCGTCATGGCGTGCCAGCCCCACACATTCTTGGTGCGCGCCATCACGTGCTTGGTGACGGAGGGATCGGACATTGAAGCCACCAGCACCTTCGTGGTGGGCGGAATATCTTGGAGGAGGTCGGTACGCTTGATGCCGTGGGTGGAGATGCCATCAACGGGGCGCGGATCCAGCAGCACGAGGTAGTGGGGGTCGATGCCCCAGCCCAGCACCGTGGGCAGCGAGTGCTTCACCACCGCCACGTCGGCACCCTCCCGCCACATCTTGAGGATCTTGTCCTTCCTCTTGTGGATGTCAGGGCCCGCCGACACGATCACCAGCTTGCGGGAGTGGGGCCGCGCCTTGGTGACCCACCGGG